AAGAAACATGCAACTTGCTCCAAACAGTATGGCTACAACTTCAACAGGATTAAATTATTTATTGGGTCAAGACAACGACACAGCTAGAGTTCCATATAACGAAGGCAACATGGTCTTACCAAAACCTAAACCTAAAAATTTCTCAAGAACATTAGATATGTTAAATACTAAAGCTGCGGCGAACATATTAGATACAAAAACCTATGCTAACTTAGTAGGTGAGTTTGCTAAAAAAGCTTTTGACAATGGTGAGTTGTCTGAAGTTGAATACATGAGAATTATTCAACCACTGTTTGGGCAAGTTGGAGAAATGGTTACGAACCAAATACAAGACGATCAAAATTATTTAGAAAAATATGCTGATGGCGGTAGAATAGGTTTTGGAAAAGGTAAGTTTGTTGCAGATGGAATTATTGGTGCTGCTAAATTTTTAAATAAAAATAATCCAATTCAACTTTATAAAAAATATTTACAAAGTGTTAAAGATCGAACAATAAAAGGCGATATGAAATCAGTAGCTCCAGAAGTTTTAGCGATTGGTTCTGGTGGCGCATTAGTAAATAGATTTTTAACAAAAAAATTAGAAAAAATGAATGAAGATCAACAAATGAAGTTTTATGAAGATAACAAAAAAGAATTTACTGAAGAGTATAAAGACAACCCAGAACTTTTAGAAATAATGTTAAAAAAGTTAGATGATAGAACTTTTGGTGAAGTAGAAGAAAAAGCAAACGGTGGTAGAATGGGTTATGCCTCTAAGGGAGATGTTTCACTTTTAGATTTTATAAANGTAAATGCTTCTGGAACTAAATCCGGTAAAAATCAAATTNAAGGTGCACCCAAAGGTATCACTGTAGATAGTTCAACAATAAACGCTATCATAGATTTAGACATTCCTATAAACGAAAAAATAAATATTCTTGGAAGTTATGCTTATGGTAAAGGTAGAAATAAAATTGAAAAGGGAGAGGAAGAACTTTTTTTAGATGAAGGTGGTTATAAGGATAGGAATATTGGACTAGGTTTTAATCAAGATGGTGAAGGTCTTAGTGGTTCTGTTATTCGTAATCTTGAAACAGGAGATGATGACGTACAAATTAAATTTTTAAAAAAATTTTCTAAAGGTGGTATAGCCGGAATATTGGACAAATAATGCACATTAAAGAATACGCTGAGATGATGAGGTATCTAACAAAACCACGATCCAAGGACCATGGATCACGAACCACGGATAACCCAACACTTGTAAAAAACATGAAACATGTTAAGTTCGATGCAATCCCGCCGGTTAGTGGACCCAATCCACAAGGCTTGATTAAGTCGAAGAAATAAGTTAAACCAATACAGGAGAATAAATATGGCAGATATAGATAAAGCTCTCCCTAACGCTGATAGACCAGAAGATGAAGTTGCAGAAGATATCAATGTTGAGGAAATAGAAGAAACCGGACAAGGTCCCGTAGAAATTACAGAAGATGAAGAAGGGGCAACAATTGATTTTGACCCTCGTGCAATGCAGATGCCAGATGGTGGCGATCCGTTTGCAAACTTAAATGATTTACTTCCAGAAGAAGACACAGACATGATTGGTAATCAACTACAAGCTGATTACATGGAATACAAAACATCCCGTGCTGAATGGGAAAGAGCTTACATCGTAGGCCTAGATCTTTTAGGATTTAAATATACAAACAGAACTGAACCGTTTCAAGGAGCGTCAGGTGCAACTCACCCAGTGCTTGCAGAAGCTGTAACTCAGTTTCAATCTTTAGCTTATAAAGAATTACTACCAGCAGACGGACCCGTTAGAACTATGGTTATGGGTGCAGCAACTCCTCAAAAAGAAATGCAAGCTGAAAGAGTTAAAAATTTTATGAACTATCAAATAATGGATCAGATGAAAGAATACGAATCTGAGTTTGATCAGATGTTATTCTATCTTCCATTATCAGGTTCAACATTTAAAAAAGTTTACTACGACGACTTACTGGGACGAGCAGTATCAAAATTTGTTCCAGCGGATGACCTTGTTGTTCCGTACACGGCTACTTCATTAGACGATGCGGAATCAGTCATTCATGTTGTTAAAATGTCAGAAAACGATTTAAGGAAACAACAAGTTAATGGTTTCTATTCTGATATTGAATTAACAAAACCAACTGGAACTATTACTAACGAACTTGAAGAAAAAGAACGTGAAGTAGAAGGAGTTAACAAGTCTCAAAGGGTTGAACCTTTGTATACGCTTTTAGAGTGTCATGTTAATTTAGACTTAGAAGGTTTTGAAGATGTTGGCCCTGACGGGGAACCAACTGGAATAAAATTGCCTTACATCGTAACCATCGAAGAAGGTAGTAGGAAAGTTTTGTCTATCAGACGAAATTTTGCGCCCAATGATCCAAAGAAAAATAAAATCCAATATTTTGTCCACTTTAAATTTCTGCCAGGACTAGGATTTTATGGCTTAGGATTAATTCATATGATTGGCGGATTGAGTCGAACTGCAACTTCGGCTCTCCGTCAGTTATTAGATGCAGGTACATTATCAAACTTACCGGCCGGATTTAAACAACGTGGTGTTAGAGTAAAAGACGACGCCGCTAATATACAACCAGGAGAATTTAAAGATGTTGACACTCCCGGTGGTAATCTAAAAGATGCTTTTGTATTCTTACCTTACAAGGAACCATCACAGACTTTATTACAGTTGATGGGAATTGTAGTTCAAGCAGGGCAGCGTTTCGCGTCCATTGCTGACATGCAGGTTGGTGACGGGAATCAGCAGGCGGCTGTTGGTACAACTGTAGCTCTTTTAGAACGTGGTTCAAGAGTGATGTCAGCGATACACAAAAGACTGTACGTAGGTCTTAAACAAGAATTTAAATTATTAGCTAAGATATTTGGTGAGTCTTTACCACCTGAATATCCTTATGATGTAATAGGTGCATCTAGAAATATTAAAGCAACAGATTTTGATGAAAGAGTTGATGTGTTACCGGTAGCGGATCCTAACATATTTTCTATGTCTCAAAGAATATCGATGGCGCAAACTCAATTACAGTTAGCGCAATCTAATCCACCCATGCATAATATGTACATGGCTTACAGAAATATGTACACGGCAATTGGTGTAAAGGATATTGATAGAATTTTACCACCCCCTCCACAGAATATGCCAAAAGATCCAGCGCTAGAACATATCGATGCAATGGGACAAAAACCTTTTCAAGCATTTCCTGGACAAGATCATAGAGCTCACGTTACTGCCCACTTAAATTTTATGGCTAGTAATTTTGTTAGAAACAATCCTAGCATTACAGCAGCGTTAGAAAAAATATTATGGAACACATATCTTTAATGGCTCAAGAACAAGTTCAATTAGAGTTCCCACAAGAAATGCAAATGTTGCCGCAACTACAACAAGCTGCAGTTCAGAACCCACAAGCTCAACAACAGTTCCAACAAATATCTCAAAAAATAGAAGCTAGAAAAGCTATTTTGATTGCCGACATGACTGAAGAGTTTATGAAGGAAGAAAAAGAAATTACATCTCAGTTTGATCATGACCCATTACTTAAATTAAAACAAAGAGAAGTAGATCTTAAAGCAATGGATGCTGAACGTAAGGCAAAAGACGATGAAGCTAGATTAAATTTAGATAAAACTAAATTTTTACAAGGTTCACAGTTAGATGAAGCAAAATTACAACAGAATGAGGATTTAGCTAATTTAAGAGCTGATACGGCTCTAACTAAGTCTGAAATGTCTGCAGAAGTAAAATTAACCTCGGATGCTATGAAGGCTAGAGACGTAAATGTCTTGAAAGGCCGTAGATCATAGTATATAGAATCATTAAGGAGAAAATTATGAAGGACCCAAAAATAACAAAACCAATTGGAGTTAACAAAGACGGTTACGCTAGCGGCGGAGTAGATATAGAAATACCTTCTCAAAACTTGCACCTAGATCCTAGATCTCAATCAAGTATTAGAGGAAGAAATTATGTTGCTCAAGGTGATAACGTTGAAGTTAGAGGAACTAAAAGAATGTTAGCTACAAAATCTAAAAAAGCTACTTGGTACTAACATGTGGTTATCGGCAATTAAATTAGCCGTTTCTGCTGGAAGTAAAATTTACGCTAACAAACAGAAAACGAAAATGGCTATGTCAGACGCGCAGTTAATGCACGCTGAAAAGATGGCTACTGGTGCTGAAGCTTACCAAGGAAAATTATTAGAATCCAGACAATCAGATTGGAAAGACGAATTTATTTTGCTTTTGCTCTCGGTCCCCATCGTAATGCTGGGATGGTCTGTCTGGTCAGATAATCCTGTACACATGGAGAAAATGGAGTTATTCTTTGAACACTTTGGAAATTTACCGTTATGGTATCAAACAA